CTTCCATCGTGAATTCCTAGTTATGAATTCAGTTCATTTTGATTATAATCAACCCTCCTGGGAATCTGGTTCCCTTGCGAACCCCTTCACTGAACGTAAATACGTTAATATTGGCCTTGTCTATGGACAACAAAGGTCAGGGGATCGGGGCAAAAAAGCCCATGTGCTCGGGGCACTACATCAGGAACTTAATAGAACCTGTCCAGTTGAGTACTGGAAACAAGCATCGAAACTCTTCGTTCTACGGAACAAAGAAGAGTTGGAGCGTTATAAGCTCCCATGGTATCTCCCAAATTGGTTGGGGGGCCTTGGCTTAAAGAGGCCTGATAATAAGGACGATGATTTTGACAGAGCTGTTGCTCATTCTATCATGATCAGTATGAAAAAGAATAGAGAGATTTATTCTTTTGATGTGCCGAAACTTGTCAGTGACGAACCCCTCTGGTTAATGTACCGGAGGGTTCTGAAAGGTCTTAAGAACGACTACGCCTGGTTAGGCGAACACTCCTTTAAGGAGGTTGAATATGATAATACTAGTCGAGACCTGGATTCGGAATCTTTAAAGCTAAGACGATGGTTAATAATCGAATTGCTTTTTACAAACCCTCTTGGTTTGGCCGGTGGTCATACCATGGAGCCCTCCTTGGAAAAAAAGAAACTTTATCAAGGTTCTGAGGACGCGGGGGTCGACGGTTTTGGGATTTATCACCCATTGAAGTACGAGAAAGACTTGAAGCATAATGAAAAATGCTGGGCATTTCATGTTTGGAAAATAACAAACAACGAAAAACACCATAAAAAGTGTTATAAAAATATGCCTTCTCACAACGATCTTGTCACTCTCCACTTGGAGTTAAATCTCCCCGTCTTTGAAGATAGGTTAGCGTTCCTATCTACGCCTATTGAGGCAGTTGAGGGACTTTAGGAAGTCCCGTCGTGAACTGGTCTAGTTCAATATCTATCCAGCTACTAGTTAGAGTTTGGACGTTTCGCTTATTTTGGAATTGATACTTTTGTTATAAAGATATTAAGTATAAAGCAGTAAATTAATTGGGTCGATTATGGAGAATCCATAAAAGTAACCAATTTATTGAAAAATCTTTTGTAATCCTTATTACATCAATTCTGAAGGGCGTTCATTCCTCCATCTGGCTAGTCGAGTCACTGGG